AAGTATTAAGATCTTCCGCTACTTTTGAATTATTTAAACAAACAAGTATTGCTTCAGGGGCAACTACAGAATTATTAGAACAACCATTAGTTTTACAAGAAAGTGATGTTATGAAGGTGCAAGCAAACGCTGCTAATCAAGTTCATATAACAGCCAGCTTCTTGCAAATAACAAAAGGAGAATTGTAATCGACCTTCATTCTTTATTTATTACGCCTGTCTTTTCATTAGAATTAAAAGGACACGAGCATTTAGTGGATAGCATTTATCAAATGAGAGAAAATGATGAAAAGGGTATGCCGCGGTCCAATGTTGGTGGCTGGCATTCACATGATGAAATATACAATATTAAAAAGTTTAGACCTCTTGTGGGAGATATTCTTAAATATTCTAAAGATTGTTTTAATCACATGGACGTTAAAAATAATTTTGTTCCTGAAATGACAGGAATGTGGGCAATGATTAATCCACCAGGATCTAGAAATAACGTACATACGCATCCGTATAACTATTTATCAGGAGTTCTGTATTTAAAAACACCTCCTAAAAGCGGAAATATCGTGTTTCTAGAGCCTAAACCACAGGCGGAGGTGCTTTCTCCCCCTAAAAAGGATAACGCTACTATACACCTCGCTCACAGCGTACAGTGGGAGCCAAAGGAGAATTCCTTGATTTTTTTCCCATCTTGGTTACAACATGAAGTACAAATAAATAATTCTGATGAAGATAGAGTTATCATCAGTTTTAATATAAATTGGAGAGACGAAGATGCCGATAGTTGAACCTGCTGAATTATTAGGTCATATTACCACTGAAGACGGAAGAAGAATTCCACACTATAAAGTAAAAACTGAAACCACCATTACAAATATCGATACAGGTCAAGAATATGAATCGGAAGCTGCTATGCAAGCCGATATAGATGATCCTAATACATCAACCACTGTTGAAAAAATAAGAAAAGATGTAAAGGTTTTTGCACCGTCATTAGCAGATATGTTAGGCGTAACCCCTAAATAGTGTCACGAATATTTATTCAAGAAAATTTTTTTCCAATTGAGTTATACAATGAAATTGTACAGCTCATGATTCAAGCTGAATATAATCCTCCTGGAAAAGAAAATATTGAAATGCATCAAGGATCATATTGGCATACACACGTTTTACCTAACGATTGTGATGTTCAAATAGAAATAAAAAAATTAATAAAACAAAAATTTTATTTTAATGTATCAAAATTTATTCAATCAACCTATACAATGGTGGGAGCCGCTGATATACCGAGACCTCATACTGACGAGGCGATCGGTGCAACCCATCAATGTTTAATTTATATGCATGGAGAAGAGTCAACAAATAATGGGACAGGGTTTTATCATAAAGTGTCTTCAAATCACCACGAATTAAACACACATATTGGTTTTAAATGTAACAGAGCAATTTTTTTCTCATCCGATATTTTCCATGCTCCTTTACAATGGGCTGGAAATGGTTCTTTTAGATATTCTATATGTAATTTTTTTACCTAAGCACTACAAGCTTCACACTCTACTTCAGAATCCAAACCTGTTACCATAACCTCTGCATTAGAATTATATGGTTTACCCTCAATTACAGGATGACAATTACAGCCTTTCAAATGTTCAGATAGTGTTTTTTCTATTTTTTCTTTTTCTCTTTCCACTGCCAATAAACGTTCGTGGTATCTACTCACCTTATCAGCAAGGGTAGCTATAGCCTTCAATACTTCTTGATTTTCCATAATATCTCCTTGATTTGTAATTTTTGGGTGAGATCTAATTTAAACATGTGTACAGAATATATCAAGCAATCTTTTTATAATTGTTTTCTTGACAGGTAATTCATGTTATGAAAGGGGCAGAAAAAAGAATGAAATATCACAAGTGTATTAGTTTCCTTATTTCTATAGGAGCACAAAGCATACCTCATAGTGGTAAAACTTTTATGGACCATTGCATAAATGTATACAATTTTTTAAGAAAAGGAGATTGTTCTGATGATGTTTGTTATGCTGGTCTCATGCATAGTATTTATGGAAATGATATATTTAACGTTGATTTTAAAATTGAAAGAGAACAAATTAAAAATTTAATTGGGGAAAAAGCTGAAGCTATGGTTTATCATTTTAATAATACACCAAGAAATGTTTTAATGAATGAAAATAATCATGACATCACAGACATTCTTGTAGCAAATGAATTAGACAATACTCCTCTTTTTAAGGTTATTGATAATATATTTGACGATAATAATATTGATAAGCTTTACGGAGAGTTTAGAGATTTTAAGCCTTGGCGTTTTTTAGGAGGAGTGGGATCAAATATAAAAAAGAGTAGAAAGTTTAATTATACTTTAAATAAAAAAAATAAAATTGATAAAATTTTATTTGAACAAGCAAATAAAATTATTGAAGATAATAATTTAAAAAAATATCTTACTTTAAAAAAAGCATATGCAAGTGGATACACGCACGGTACAATTCATGAATTACACCGTGATTACACATCAAATGGTTTTAACGAAGTATTTACTTTAATGTTTTACTTAAACAAAGAATGGAACGTAAATTTTGGAGGAGAAACAGTTTTTTATTATCCAGAGAACGAATCAATCACATCTATATTACCAAGACCTGGTAGGGCTATTTTATTTGATGGTTCAATTCCACACCTTGCACGAGACCCATCAAGAATATGTGCAGAGCTAAGGATGGTTGCAACATTTCAATACGTGGTGGGAAAATGAAAGCACAAACAACAATATTCGGAAGGGTGGTAAAAAAGTATGAAATGCCATTGGAAGCGATTGAAGACATCAATCTTCGATATGAAGAAGAAAAAGCAAAACTAAGTTCCTTTGGACCTAGATTAGCGGGTCGATTAGATTCAGAAAAAGAATTCACTCATTTACTTGGCCAGACAAAAATATCTAAAAACATTGTGGACTGCATGACTGATTATATTGATACATTGGAAAAGGTAGGATTGTGTTTAGAAAAAAAACCTTTAAAAATTTTAAGTTGTTGGATAAATGATATGGAAGAGGGAGAGTATAATCCTCCCCACACACATCACGATTTAACTGGATGGTCTACTGTTTTATTTTTAAAAGTTCCAGAATTCATAAATGATGCTAAAGATCCTCATAAATTTAAGGATGGAAATTTAGGTTTTATTTCTACAGATGGTGTAGGAACCGTTTGGTTTGAGCCTAAAGTAGGGGATTTTTATATATTTGAAGCTAAACATCAACATTGTGTGATGCCGTTTAAAACAAAAATAAAAGGAGAAATTAGAAGATCTATGTCATTTAATTTTATACAAAAAAATGAAAATGTTTAATAAGAAAATTACTTTTTGTGCCACAGATAAAAACATGATAGATATTTGGCCACATCCAAAACCTGCTTCAAGATTTATCCCTGAAGAATATAAAGAATTAGAAAGATTTGAGAAAAAGAATTTACATGTTCCAACAGTTAAAACCTGCATGCCTTTTTTAGATTCAATGACAGCTGGTTATATTATTCCTTTTGATCAAGATTATGTTGTTGATCCTGTAGAAGATGATTTTAACATTGTTCCTGCAAATAAACAACAGGGAGGTGTTGGTTTTCATGACGGTGCACAATTACCTGAAAAGTGGAATAAAATGGCAGGTAAAAAAGCAGGAAAATTTCATAATAAATGGCTTATAAAAACTCCGCCTGGATATAGTTGTTTATTTATTAAACCAATGAATAGATTGGAAGAAAGATTTAGTATTATTTCAGGTATTGTTGACACTGATACTTATATAAATCTAATTAATTTTCCTTTCATTCTTCATAAAAGAGATGAACAATTTTTAATTAAAAAAGGAGAGCCAATGGTACAAGTTATTCCATTTAAACGTGAACCATGGAAAATGTGGTCTGGTTTTTATTTAGAAAAACTTCATGCTAAAACTTTAAATTTGTTAGAAAGCAAATGGATGGATCGATACAAAAAAATGTTTTGGTCAAAAAAATCATACAAATAAATGCACATCTCAGCTAATATTGATGATTGCGCTTTAATCATTGATGATTTTTTACCCATCAACTTGTTCACAACAATTTCTAATTTTAACTTTGTTACAGAAAAAAGTTCTTTTGACGACTGGGATAATAGTTTATTTAAAGATCAAGATAAAAATTTAACTGTAACGGAAGTAAAACAATCCAACGTATTTGCTGAAATTGGATCAGGTAAAATAAAAACAGGCTACTCAATGCTTGAAGATTTTTTAAAAATTTTAACTAAATGCCCTTTTATTCCATATCAAAAAAATTCGCACATTCATGTTTGTTACTATGAATATAAAAAATATTCAGGTATTAATTGGCATAATGATGGTGATTATACTTTAAATTATTCTTTTTACATACACGATAAATGGGATGTTAATTGGGGAGGAGAGACTTTAATAGACACAGGAAGAGGATTACCTCTTGCTTCAGTACCAAAACCCAACTCTCTTTTGGTTGTTAAAAATGGAATTCCACATAAAGTTAATTGTGTTACAGGGCCTAAAAAAAGAAGAGTGCTTCAAGTAAGGGGTAATTTTTACGAGTAATTTGAATCGTAATCTATCCAAGTTTTTGAAAAATCCCAATAGGATGAAATTCCAGAAGTTGAATGTCTAAAATCATCTTCACTATTTCCATCATTTACAAATGATGTTTTTGCGGCTTGAATGGCTGTTTCAAAATCAGTTTTAGCTTGATCAATCTGTGCTGTTCTCGTATCACAATAATCTAAAAGATTTTGTACTGTAACTGAACCATGTATGATGTCACTTGTAGCATTGAGACTTGTGTTACCAGTCATGTTACCTGTAGAAGCGTCTTTAAACTGTGCTTCATTTTGGCCAGTTAAATCATTCCAAATAATAGCATGAATGGTGTTAGGTAAAGCAGGAAAACTTGTTCCTTTATCAGCCCACTTAATTTCTTTATTGTAATCAATTAAGATTGATTCTCCGTAGATTACTGTTACATGTGTTGCCATTTCGTCTCCTAATGCTTTATAATATAGTTAACCACCACAAATGGTGAAAATGAATTTGTTCCTGATGCCGTTACAGAGCCAGTTAAAGTTGTATCAACGTTACCTGTTAGAGTACCAGATAAAGTGTGTGCATGATTGTGACCAGTTCCCGATCCCGTAGGAGATATACATCCGTAAGATGAGCCATCCTCACCACTTACTGCGTTTGATCCTTGTCCAGGTTGTATACAATATTTACAATACGTACTACCATCACTAAATGGAGAAGGGTAATTCCAATGACTTGGGCTATGACCATGAGAGGCTAATTGAGCAGTTGTCAAAGAAGTATTGGAAATATTTCCAGTAACGGTAACTGATTGATTTGAACTGCTTGAAGCCGCTTGGTTATTAGTCACCGCAACAGTAACGGTATTTGCACCACCAGTGCCTGCTAAGTTGTAGGTGCTACCATCATAACCTTGTGGCATTTTACCTTGTAACTGAGGAACGTTGAACGTTGAAGAACCATCACCTGCACCGTACGTTGTAGAAATTACAGCAAATAAATCTGCATAGGTAGTTCTTGATACAGCCGATCCATCACATAATAAATATCCATCTGGAGCTGTAGTTTTAGTCCAAGGCTTAATAGCGCCTACTTCACTTCTGTTTACTATATCTTGTAAGTTAGCCATAATTAATCGTTATACTTTAATAACCAACCGTTGTCACTGTCATAGTACACCAATGCTATACCAGCTCCATTAGTTGAAATTGTTAAATCTGCAGCAGATCGTTGAATCTTTTGACTGTTTCTTCCAACAGTAATATTGTTGGTAGCTGCTGTACCATGTGAGTCAATTATTTTTACTTGGTTTCCAATTGAAGGAGAAGCAGGTAGGGTTATAGTGACTGCACCGCCAGATGTATCAACAAAAATATTGTCCCCATCGGAGGCTGTGTAGTTTCCTGATTTCTCAATCCAAGACTCACCTAAACCAGCTAAAGTAAATATGTCATACCAGTCTGTTCCATCCGTAGATACTAATCTATATTTACCATTTGTAATAGTAAGAGTGTTTCCTGTAGCACCTAGTCTAGCAGATATATCAGCGCCGCCAGAAATGTTGTTATAAATTCCGTAAGTTTTTTGTGTAGTTGGAAATTGAACTGTATGAGTTGTAGAAACTGTTCCTGTAAAAATTAATTGATTTTGTCTAGCTTCGTTGTTTGCTTGCGTTTGAGGACCATCATTGTTTGTTAGCGTCGTTGAAGTTCCAGTAGTAATTGCTTTTGAATAGACACCCGCAATTGCATATTCAAAAACCTGAGAGAAGTTGTTATTCGTAATAGTACCCCAAGTACCTGAATTTTCTCCTGTGGTTTGTAGCTCTATTCGTAAGCCTGTTGAATAAGTTGAACTCATTTAATCTCCGAATAAAGTTTTAGTAATTATTTTAAAGTTTGTCAAAACTTTTATGCGGCTTTATGGACTTCTGTCCAACTTATATCCGAGTTAGAATCGTCGACAACGGACCAG